CTGTCGAGGTGAATCGCTCGGTGGTTGTCCACCTGACGCGTCTTCAATACGGATTTTTGCCTGAGCGGAGTCTCGCTCAGACACAGGAGATCTTAGACCAACTCCAAGATCTTGTGAGACAAATGAATCAGTCTCTTCACTCTCCTTCCAAGGTTTCCCCTCCTGCCGTTCCTCTTAAGTAGTCGCCTCGTCCTCGCTGAAGGGCTTCAGATCAAACGAGTAGTCCACTGTCTCGAGCTTTCGCTCATGGCGGCGGATGATCTCCCGCATGACATCCTCGCCGTGCTCGGGCAGGATGTCTCGCAGGTACTCCTCCAACTGCTTCTTCGACAGCGTCCAGCCCTTCTTCCACTCACCAGGCTTCTTCACGAGGAAGACGAACTTGGACTGGTTGAGGGCAATCTTCTGGGGGAGATCCTCGGACTTCCGTTCATTGTAGACGGCTGCAAGGTCCAGCTCCACGGACTGACGCTCCTCGCGCAGTTCACGGGCCTTTCCGTTCAGGTCATTCAGACGCTTGGTGATATCAACGTAGCGACGCAGGGGGGAAGCAAGAGACTCCATTGAGAGGTTCTGGCTTCCACAGAAAGTATCCGTTTTTGACAAGGACATGTCGTGGCTCGACGAGGATCAAATCAAACGCCTCAAGGAGGTGTATACCAAGGAGCACCCACGCGAACCGCCGATTGGAGGCACGTCCTCAGAGGAGATCTGGGAAGAGCTTCAGCGTCGCATGTGGGCGCATTGCAAGACGGGGCAGGCGGAGTGCATCATGACCTCGCTGATGCGTCGCCCGAAGGCTCCCAAGGAGTGGAGCCTCAATCGCTATGAATGGCTCAGCTCAGATGACATCGACGCAGCGGAGAAGAACCTCTTCGTCGCGATGGTTCCCGACTACTTCTATGTCGGCTCCGTCCCCATTGACTTCGACCTTCAGACCGAAACAAGCAAGTGCCTCGTGTCGACGCTCTGTGCCATGAAGCTCCCCGAACTCGCTGCAAAGGGGAAGCATCGCATCGGCATCGTGATCAACACCGATCCCCACGATGGACCGGGGCAGCACTGGGTGGCCGTCTTCTGTGACATCCGCCCTGAACTCGAGTTTCCTCGCATGACCTACTTCGATTCCTATGCCCAGCAACCTGAGCCCGAGATCCGCACGCTGATGAAGCGCTGGAAGTCTCAGTGGGATGCCACGAAGACCCACTCGCAGGGGATGAAGCTCACGTACAACAAGACGCGGCACCAGTACAAGGATTCGGAATGCGGGATGTACTGCCTCTATTTCCATCTGGCGTGCCTGCTCGAGATCCCCATGGACCAGAAGCTCCCCGATGACGTTGTCAATGCCTTTCGCAACTTCCTGTTTCGCATGCCAAAGGAATCTCCCGCGAAGGAACAATGAAGGCGCTTCTGACTGCGCTGTTGGCGGCGCTCGCGGTCTACCTCCTCTATGATACGTGGACGCAGAAACATCCCGTGTCCCTGCGAACGGGACGTCTGTGCGACTTTACAGTTGCGGGAGCGGTCTTCGAAGATCCCCAGAGTGCGATCCGTCGCGGCGTTCGACTCCTCGAGGTCCACATCTATTCCGATGAGCGCGACCAGCCCGTGGTCGCAACGAGCCCGCAGATGTCTGGAAGCAATGTCGCGCAGGACAACATCTCCTTCGAGTCCGTCTGCGTGACGATCGCGAATGACGCCTTCCCATCTCCCGACCCGTTCATCCTCTCGATGGTGCTCCACACTGAACGTACAGTCACGATCGACAAGGTCGCCGAGCACCTCACGACCATCCCGCGCAAGTTCCTCTTCCCGGATACTGAGATCCAGTCCGCGGAGATCTCGCAGCTCGCGAACAAGTTGATCCTTGTCTCGGGAGGAGCGATCAATGGCACTGCGTTGGAGTCTCTCCTCAATCTCAATTGGAATGACGCGGGCGTTCGTCGGCTCACCTACCAGCAGGCGATTATCCCGCGGGACCCCACCGAGCTCAAACGCTTCACACGTGACGGGATCGCCCTCGTTGCCCCCGAGCCCGAATTCAAGACGATCACTGGAAATCCTCGTGCCCCCCTTGCGTTCGGATGCCAGTGGAATCTGTTTCTCGACGGGCCCCCTGGCTTCGTCGCAAAAGAAAGTCGCGCGTCCTAAACAAAATGGATCCTCTTTCTGGTGCTGTCGCGACTGAAGCGGTGAAGGGTGCGGGCGCCGTTGCGGCGATGGCCGGTGGCAAGCGGTCCAAGTGGCTCGCCCACGTGAAGAAGACCATGAAGGCGCACAAGGGCAAGTCCCTGAAGGCGGTCCTCAAGATGGCCAAGAAGACCTACAAGGGCGGCTCTGCCCTCTCTCCCCAGCCCCTCTCCGGTGGCAAGCGCAAGACCCGCCGTGGCACTCGCCGCCATTAAAAGACAAGCCTCCTCTAGAGGACAATGGACTCACAACCTCTGACGCGTAAAGAGTCAAAGAAGTCCGCCAAGGACAAGAAGCAGTCCATCTATTCAACCAAACACATCCGCACTTTGGAGGCGTTGAAGGAGAAGCGCTCAAAGTAACCTCGCGTGCGAGACACGATACGTCGTCTGACGGTCTCTGTCTTTCGTCCGACCCCCACCCGCTAGCTTCCTGCAGGTTTTCCCACGGTAGGTCTTCTTTGCACACCCACTCTTGTAGTAGGCCACGTGCTGAGCATAGCCCTTGTAGGTTCCGATCGAGACTCCCACCTCAGCCGAGAGCGCCTTCAGGAGACCATACATCCACTTACTATACGCTGAACGGCTTCCAAGCGAGGGCTCGTGGGCCTGAACATACGCTGCAACCACTCGGCGAAGGGGCTGAAACGGATAGACCTTGGCGAGGGCGTGGAGAAACGTCCGCTGGGTTGCCATCTGCTCGGGTTCAGGCGCGTCCGGGTAGTTGGTCGCAATTGCGAAGAGGAAGTCGCGTCCGGGAACGGCGACGGGCTTCAGGCTTTTGTACTTCGCCTTGACCTCGGCGAAGGAGGGATCAGGGCCCGGATCGACAACCGTGGGATCCTCTTTGGCCTGGGCTCGGAGCTTCGCGTTGACGCGATTGTGGAGATCGTAGAGCCACTCAGCAGGATCTCCGCGGAGGGGGTGGTCCTTGACGAACTGGGTCGTCGATTCGCGACAGAAGCGACACGGCAGAATGTCCTTCATGCTGTTCAGTACGTCGTCTGGGTGCTCAGACTTGAAGGCGATCAGGTGAAAGAGTTGCCATGCACTCGGCCCCCAGAAGCGAGTGTCCATTGTGTTGTAGGAAGAAAGGCTCTCAAGGAGGAGGCGCGGGAGGTTCGGGTCCTTTCAGGACAATCGCGAACCCGGTGGGTGACGTGGGGGCACCTGTGACGGTAAGAATCGCGCTTGTCGGGAAGACTTCGTCGTACTCCGTTGTAAGCGCCGGGGTGTTCGCATTTGACGTAAAGGAACTTCCAGTCCACTCGGGTGCGATGGAGATGCTGACCCCTCCAAGAAGGTCGCGTCCGGGGTTGGCAAGGTCGCTCAGTCCGGCATAGACCACCAAGGGAAGGTTGGTGAAGTTCGTAAAGGCAACCTGAAAGGTAGAGGCGGGAGGACCTCCGTTCGCGGGTTCGTCGGCTCCGAAATTGTACTCAAAGGTTGGAGTGCTATCAAGGCTACTGAAATCAAAGCCACCGCCATCAATGAGAAAAAACGGGGTCGGTGTAGGTATCGGAGGAGCAAACCCTCGGTGGCGAGGGTTGACATACCCGCGGGTCACGGAGGTGGAGAGCAGAGACTGAGCTGGATACACCGCCTGCCCCTGGGTCGTTGTCCGGAGCGAGGAGAGAAGCGAGGTCTGGGACGGGACAAAGGACGCCGACCGCTTAGTCGGGTCGGGGGTCGTCGCGGGGTAAATCGCACGAAGTCGAGTCACACTTGATGCGTCGGGGACTCGCGGCATTGTTTACTCTCTCGAAGCTTTCTCGGGGTAGAATACTTTCGCACGGAGAAACAAAATGCTCGACACCAAGGATCTCATCATCATCACGGCGGCGATCTACCTGGGCTCGGTTGTGGCCAAGTTCTTTACCGCGCTCACTGACGGCGTGATCGCCCCCATCCTCGCCCCCGCGGCTGCGGCCGGCAAGGGCATTGCGGCCTACACCGTCACCATCGGTGGCGCCACCCTCAAGATCGGCGAGCTCATCTCCGCCCTCGTCCAGCTGATCGTGTCCTTCATCATCGTCGTCTTCACGATCGGCGTCCTCCGCACCTACTTCCTCTCCAAGATCGGGGCCTCTCGCGTCCCTGCGTAAAAAAGTAGACGCGTTCATACAAATGGCTCGCAAGACATCTCGTCGTGGTGGGGCCTGGTATGACCCTCGCACCTGGCTCACCAAGTCGCCCGAACAGAAGGCGAAGGAGTGCGCAGATGCAACGAAAAAGAAGGATGAGGTCTGTGCCGGCGAGGCGTCCGCTGCGGATGTCCCCACAACCACGCCCGTCACGGATACCGCCGCACCTGCCTCGACTCCTACCTCTGTGGGTGCGCGCCGCCGCCGTCGCGTCACCCGTCGCAAGACCTACAAGGGAGGGAAGCACCGCCGCTCCCATTAAAGCTGGCCGAACCGGAAGCTCGCCCATCCGCCCGCCGGTAGCTTCCCGTAGAGAGTCTCGATACGCTTGCGAAGCTCCTGAATTCCCACGCTGACCTCGTTCTGCCGCTTCCAGTCCTTGAACGATGTCGCAATCTCAGTCCATGAGACCTTCTCGTATTCCTCAGCGGGATCCGTGACGGTTTCCTCATTCGTGTGGAAGAACTCTCCCATGAACCGCGCAATCGCGTCGGACTCCTCCTTGTACTCGTTGGTGTACTTGTCCACGTCCTTGGGGGGAGTCAACCGCGTCAATCCCTTGCCCTCCATGTGGAGGTGAATCAGGTACGCCATGAAGCACTCGGCCCACTCCTGAGACAGAACCTTGTGCATGATGCTCTCATCCATCGGGAGCTCATTCGCAGCCTTGGGCTCAGCGACGAACTTCGACGTGAACTCAATCACCTTGAGACGGCGCCACGTGCCTCCATCATTCGAGTTGACCTTCGGCTTGTCATTACACGCCAGGTGGCACTTCGCCTGAACGTCGAACTCCACCATCTCCTTCGATCCCTTGAAGAGATCGCGGCCGGTGACCTTCTCTGAACTCGTGAGCTCCTTCATGAAGCCCGTCGACAGAGGCTCACCCTCATCCGGCTCGGACATGAAGACGAACCGCTTGCCCTTCATCCGAATCAGCTCCGGATTGGCTGCACCCGCAGCACCACGCTTCTGGGTGAACATCGCGATGTTCGCCTTGTAGCAGTAGTCCCCGAACGCCGTCGCGCACAAGTTCATGAGCATCGACTTGCCGTTCGATCCCGATCCCGTGAGGATGTGGAAGCGCTGGGTGAAGACACCCGAGAGGCAGGTCGCGAGGTGCTTGAGGAAGTACTCGCGTGTCGGCTTGTGAGGGAGGATGCCGTGGAGGAACTTCTCCAGCTCGGGCCAGCAGGGGAACTGGTTGTACTGGGTGTCGAGGCGGTACTCCACATTCGTGCAGAAGCTGATGCAATCCTCGGGCTGTCCCGGACGGAAGGACAGTGTCAGGGTATCGTAGACGCCGTTCGTGAAGGCGATGAGGTGCTTGTTGTCATCGAGCTTCTTCGCGAACTCCTTGTCGTAGAAGAGGATTCGGCACTCCTTCATCACGCTCTCCTTGAACCCCGTGCGACGGAGCTTCAGGCGAGCGGCCGAGTACATCTTCTTCCTCGCCTCGGCCTTGCAGGTGTCACAGGTCAGGTCGGGCTCCTTCGAGTGCCCACACTGCCCGAGCGTCATGATCGATGCGAGCATCGCAGCCTCCTTGTCCGCGAAGAGGTTGGAGATCGCAGACGGGAGTCGCTTCTGGAGCTCGACACCGTGGTCGGTTTGCTTCCAGATGTGCGTGTCGTACTGATACCACTCATTGTTCCGAAAGTCTCCGCACCGGAACTCATCCTGATACTTGGCCTTGATGACCTGTGCGAAGTCATACTCCGTCACTGTCTCGGCAGCAATGTCGACCAAGCGATCCACGTTGCTCGCCTCGATCACCTTGAAGCCCTCCGGATTGTCCTCCAGCGACCACTTCCGGAGGCTTCCGATCCCCAGCCGCTCTCCCTCAACGCGCATCGTGAACCCATCCCACGTTGTCCTCGCCTTCGCGGCACGGCCCGTCTTGGTCGTCTGCTCGATCCAATCGAGGAAGACGTCCTCCAATTCGTGGTGAATGTTCTTGAGGCACTGTCCGAGGGCCACCCAGTCATCGTGCGCTCCATCGCGACGCTCCTCGCTGAGGTTCTTCACGTGCTTGTCGATGTAGTCCTTATAGGCCTCCGTCAGGGGCGGGATATAGCCGCCTCCGCGTCCCGGGGATGAGCCACGGGACTCAGTCCCTCCGCGCTCCATCTGCCGACCGCGAGACACCGAGCGATTGACCGGAGCCTCCGCCGGCGGACGGCAGTGGTTCTTCGCGTACTCTGTCAGTGGAGTCTCCTCATCCTTCCGAGAGCGAACCGAGAGCTTCTTGACGAGCTCGGGCGTGATGACCTCGGGAACCTTCTCGTCGATGCTGAGCTCACCTGTCTCGACGTCACAGTCCAGCATGTAGCGGATCTTGTACGGAAGCGCACCATCGGTGTTCTTCTTGGACCCGAGCAGCGGCCAGTTGTTCGTGTGGCTCAGGGGCTGCTTGTCGTAGACGTCGTCCCACGACTTCGTGCATCCGAGGTCGGGGAAGTAGATGTCCATGTCTTTGAGGAGCGAGCGACGGATGCTCTGCTCCACGTCCGCGCGGGTCTTGACGGCGGGGATCTGGATGTGGATGCCCGAGCTGGAGATGTCATCGGCCTTGCTGTAGGTCGGGTGGTCCTTCTCCAACACATAGATCTCCACCGTCTCGGGAAGGACGTGATACTCCTTGAGCTTCGCCATGAAGGCGGTCGCGAAGGCAACGACCTGCGCCTGCGTGTGCTTGTGCTCCTCGACACGGCCCTTGTACTTGAAGTCCATATCAATCCGAACCTGACCGATCGGCGTCGACTTCTCAGTGAGGAAGCGAGCCTTGCAATTCCGAAGGTCTGCACAGTACAGCTTCAGGAACTCATCTTGGTCATCGTCATTGATCATCCACTTCTCGCGATGCTCGAAGGACCAGTGACTGAAGGGCTTGTCCTTGTCGGTGACCTGTCGGCTGACCTTTTCCCGGTCCGTCTTTCCATTCGGGTTTCCATTCAGAAAGAGATCCAGACGAGTCGCCATGATACTCCCCTCGACAACTTCTTGGCAGCCCATCCGTTTTGAACGCACAAAAACGGACCCGGAATGTCTCCGGAGAAGATAAGCACAATGAAGTTCTGCCGTGACTGCTCCAACTTCCTGTTTGACACGATTGAGCGTGAGGTCGATGGGAAGCGTACAGCCTTCCGCAAGTGCCGGTCCTGCCCCTACGAAGAAGCGGTCAGCAAGACCAATCCGATTGTCTACGACCATAGCCTCCAACAAGACACGGCCACACAGTACTCGATCAATCCGTACATTGAGTATGACCCAACCCTCCCGACCTTCACGACGATGGTGTGCCCGAATGGCGAGTGCGCCACGCGGGGACGGGAATCCTCCATCAAGGGCATCAAACTTGATGCTGCGACCGTGATGTGGTATTATCGGTGTACGGTGTGTAAGGAGACGTGGAAGCAGCTCGCACGTCAGAATGATGAGTAGCCTGTTCGCCCAGAGGGCTCACTTACCACCCAGCCTGCTGGGGGAGACGAGTATAGGTGCTCGTCGAGGACTTGAAGCCAGACGGCAGACCACCCGGCTGCTGGACGCGAGAGGATCCGAGGGCACCTGAGGTTCCCGCAAAGGAGACCGTCGACCGTGCATCCGGATTGGAGCGGGTCTGAACCACCTGCTGTCCCTGAACCCGGGCCAAGTTGGTCACTGCCATATTTCGATTGGGGTAGGTGGTGACCGTGAGGACGCCCGAGGCCCCCGTAACGGCTGTTCCAGTTGCAGAACTCTGCATCAAGAACGTAGTTGCCGACGGAACGCGATAGAGGGTGAGAAGCGTCTGGTTATAGGCTGGCGTTCCTGTGAGACCTGTGATGCTAACATACGGCGTCCCCGCGGGAATTCCGTGCGCGATATCCGTCGTATAATACACGAGCCCCGTGATCGATCCTGATTGTTCTGAGACCGCAGTGCCTGTGGTCTCGCTGGACAGTGCAAATGTAAATGTATCCGCGTCAACAGACAGAACGGTTGCACCGGAGGCTGTAAACGTCGTGATCCCTGTGATGGAGATGACATCTCCTGCAGCAAGTCCGTGCGGCACAGTGCCCGTCGTATAATAGACGCGTCCCGTGATGCTTCCAGTTCCAGTCGCAGTCCCACTCGCGGCTCCATCGGCAGGAATCGTGAAGGTATCCGAGTCCACGACTGTTACAACGCCTTCGAGATTCGGGCTTGGGGACAAGTTCCCTGTGAACCCCGTGATAGTGCAGGTCTCGCCATTCGTCAGTCCGTGGGGGATAGACGATGTATAGGTAATCTTGGTCCCGTCTGCAGTCGCAGCCGACAGAATATTCGTCCGTGCCGCAGTCACAATCGCGGTCGTGGCATCGGTTACCACTGCCGCGTTTTGCGTTACCACTGTGATGGCGGGCGTCGTGACAAAGGCCGCTTGGCTCGCGAGAAGCTGCGCGTTGATAAGGGACTGTGAGAGAGACACGTTATCCCGTGTCTGGATGGCAGGGCGGATCGCAGAGCCCGCGGACGCTTTGAATTTGAGGTACTGCGTGTACTCCGAGGCAGAGAGAGTCGGCATTACTTTACGTCACGAAAAACCTTCTGCCTCAGGGGTCCCCTCCGTAGATCCGGATTTGAATGTTCGCGATAACTGGGACAGTTCGGAACCGGAGGATGGTAGACAGACCAGGGAACGTTCCCGGATCTGCCTCCTCGAGACGCGAGACGGTTGCATCGCCTGCATATGTCGCACCCGGCCATTCGGGGGATGTCGAGATCGTTGTAGTCCCAAAGAGCTCGGCATTGTCTGTAGCAGAGATGTTGATCCGACTGATGTCTTGAACGTTTGTCGGTGGCTCTGCGCCAGCCACAAGGATAGCATCAAAATCCGGACCCGGTGGCAGATTTAACTCGAAATCATAGTCAACGTACTCTTCTGTACTAAAATCTACTCCGGACGGCAACGGGATCTGAACCACGGGGAACGTGACGGAAGTCGTAGACGGTCTCGTGATAAATCCCTGATGACGAGGGTTCACCCACCCACATGCAATCGGGTTGGAAAGGTAGCTCTGCGCCGGAAACATACCCCGTCCAGCATCAGACGCCCGAAGGGAATAGAGAAGTGTGGGTTCTGCAGGGGTATACGACGCAGACCGCTTCACGGGATCGACGACAGACGACGACTGAATTGCTCGGAGGCGAGTTACGGAGGACGCGTCGGGGACACGCGGCATTTAGTAAAACGGAAGATTTTCGCTGAAACCTTCGTTGAGGTATACAATGGAGCACCCCGAAGTCAAGCCCGTCTTTCGTTCGCAGGTTGTCGAGTCGGTCCAGCAACCTCGCAAGACCCGAGGCTATTACACCAAGTATGAGTACACGGCGCTCGTCGCCATGCGGGCTCAGCAGCTTGCCGAAGGTGCAAAGCCTCTGGTCGAGCTGACGGGACTCCGCCAGAGCGACCCCCTGTTTGTCTGGAACGTCGCCAAGCGTGAGATCGAACTGCGGAAGCTTCCCTTCGTTGTCCGCCGTCAGCTTCCCGACGGGACCGCAGAGTTCTGGTCCACGCAGGAACTGGAAATCGTCTGGTGAAAGAACAAATGGATCCGTTTGGAGACCTGGACGCGAAGCTGGAAGCAGACCTGCAGAAAGACGCGTTCAAGACAAAGCTGGCGGCGTTCCTCAAGGCCTACGCCGCGAAGGATCGTGACACCGTTGGACGGATGCGGAAGGACCCGCAGGTGGAGTGGATTTTTCAGTTCACGACCTACTACGACCTCAAGAAGAGAGAGGGGAGCCTCCGCGACCACGAGCGCGCCACATTGGCCGACATTGAACTGAAGTACCGCAGCATTCCGAAGGCGTATTCCAACGGGGTGCTCAAGGCGATGCTGACGCCTGTTGCCCTAGCGGTCTCGCCAGATGTGGCGCGCATTCAGAAATATGGAATTGCGACCCGCGAGGATGCGTTTGCTCTCGCAAAGGGCAAGGGCAAGGGGCGCTCTCGCCGTCGTCGGCTTACACGTCGCCGGCGCACAACTCGTAAGAGGTCATGAGCACTCTATATCTTTGGATTGCAGACCCGATCCTGCGTCAGGCCATGCGCGAGCACACTGCCAATCGTCGTGCAACGGACAGTGGAGTCGACCTGATCTGCCCGCATCACGTGTTTTCCAATCTGCCCCAGAACTTCCTCGGTCGTGAGATTCGCACGGGAGTTGTGGCCGCTGCAACCAGCGTCATGCATGGGCCTGCTCCCCTTCTTCTCCTGGCGCGTTCGTCGACCTCCATGACTCCTCTTCGAATGTCCAACCAGATTGGCCTTGCAGATGCGGGCTATCGGGGCGAGCTCATTGCGCGCGTGGACTATTTCGGGAAGGAGTACGAGTATGAGATCCCCTTTGGACGCCGTCTGTTCCAGATCGTCGCCCACGATTGGCTTCCGTTTACGACGATTGTGATTGTGGATCGTCCTGAGGAGCTTCCTGCTGCCCCAGACCAGCGAGGAGCTGGTGGATTCGGGTCGACGGGTCAGTAGTGCAAACCCACAGACCAAACGATCCCACCAACGTCCCCAAGGCCATCCACCCCAAGACGTCCATTCTTGTCTTTCCTCTAGACAATGCCGGGTCGTCGCGATACGTGGACCAAACCCCTTCCTCGTCAGAATATCGTGATCATTCGCAGGGCGGATCGGACCCCCCTGAGCCGTCGCCAGCGTGCAGAGCTCTCGGAGCTGAATGCCGAGGTCGATACCCCTCCGGATGAGCGGAACCTCTGGACCACCGAATACAAGCTCGCGCGGAAGATCGGACAGGACTCGACTGCGACAAAGGTTCAGGGAGGACGTCGCAAGACCCGCCGCTCAAAGCGCAAGAGCCGCAAGAATCGCGGCTAGCATTAGAAAGAGGCCATCGGCCCACCCATGCTCCTTCGACGCCCCAAACACAGAAATCCCAAAGATGTCGCGGAGACCTCCCGACGCGTTTGCGAGGACTGCGAGAACAACGAGGACAATCAGAATCCACTGTTTTGTCTTCGTCATTGAAAACCGATGTATGTTCTCTTGGGAGAAACAACGGTACCATGAACTTTACATCCGATCTGCTTGTCAAGCTTACGCCTCAGGAGAGACTGCTCCTTCAGGTCCTGTATGAACGAGTCTCAGCTCCTCCTCCTCCTCCCTCCGAGTGGCCGTGGACGATGAAGGGTCCTGCAACAGACGCGCAGGCCTTTAAAGCCCGGAGAGGCGTGCCAAGTCCGCAGCTGACGGCGGGTAGATCAGGAGTGTCTGTGCCGCCGCTGGAGGAGCGAGCATCTTCGGCGCATCGTGTGTCACCAACCGCATCGCCTGCGCAACATCAATCGACTCCGTCGGAGTAAACCGGGAGTGGTCCTTCACGATATCCTTCGCAATGGAGTCCAGTTTGACGTCCTTCGTCCAGACGAGCACGCCAAATCCAAGAATCAGCATCAGGGCAAACCCGAGCAGGGCAAAGTTGCGATAGGTTGCACGGAGGAGCATTGTTGATTCGCCAGAGAAGAAAAAC